CGATCAAAGCTGTCAATTCGGGTATGGATGTTGTCTTGGGTCCGTCCTTTGATTACCTCCAGACCATCCAGTCTCCTAAAAGTTTGAATGTCGGTGACCGAGGCGATATTGACCAGATTTTTACTAACGTTGGCGCTATTCGAACATATACAGATCGGCTCATTCGAGGACCAAAGACAGGAAATCAATTTTTCCGCGATACGGGTGGTCTATGCAAAGCTCCAGGTGGAGGACTCGTGCAGCGTTACACGTGGGTGAATAACAAGCTTGGAATGGACGATGCAGCAGGGATCCTGGGAGACAGTTTTGCAAATGCAGTCCAGGGCAGTGGGTTTGATGGTCTGATTCCTGGTGCTGGTGGTGATATTGCGGCTCTGAATCCTCTGAAAATCATGAACGGAATGGTTCTTGATGGTGTCCCGAAGTGTAAGGCCTACACGTGCAGTATCACAAATGTTGTCACGGGTGCAGATAGTGGCGAAGAGACACGTTTCATTACGCCCTCTCTGGAATTCAATCTGCGTGGATGCCGAGAAGCCGATAACCAGGCAGCGCGTGAGGCAGCGGCTGTTAAAGAATACGCCCAGTGGAAGAACGGGTTTGACAAGAGCGAAGAGGCGCGCAAGAAGAAGGAAGCGGCGGAAGAGGCGGCTTTGAAGGCAGGTAAGAAGGAAGGGTTTGATGGTGACGTTCTAGTCAAGTACGATTCGGGTCCAGCCATTCTTCTGGGCCTGGCATTCCTTGCGTTATTTTTCGGACTGGCGACGCGCCGAACGAAATAACAACTTACGAACTCTCGGAGAAGAACAACAACAATGTCATCTGACGTATTCAAGGTGAAAAAGACGCGTGAGGTAAGTTCTAACAAATCAAAAGACCCAATGGGGACTCTTGATTCGTTGCATGAAAAGTATGTCGGAGAGCTGCAGGAGAAGACATCCGAAAACAGTCTCGTTAAAATGCGGACGGATCTGAAGCAGCTAGAGGCGCAGCTAGCAGAACCGTTTAATCCATTCAAATTTGAAGATGTTATGCGAAACACCAAGTTGTCTGCTCAAGTAGATGCTTTAAGGACTGAGATTTCTAATGCAGAAGAGAAGACGGATATTCAGTCGTACTATTTGGAATCTGGCGATATCATGTTGGATTACTATGCCCAGACAGTAAAGAAGACTGTGACCAAAATTGAGTGCGGAACGTTTGATAAGCTGTTCTCGGCGACCGAGACAGCGATTGGACCATCCAAGAAGCGCATGTTTGATGAGTACTTATCTCGTCGTGGTCTGTCCAACGGTCTCAACGTGTCGGAGAATGCCGAGTATATCAAGAAGATGGCTGAGCACTGTGCCACGTGCAATATCCCCCGAGAAGAGATTACGGCCGAAGGTATTCTCGTCTGCCCCAAGTGCGGCTCCGAAGAGTATTCTCTGGTGGTCAGCGACTTCCCGAGCTTCCGGGATCCTCCGAAGGAGCGCAACAATTATGCCTACAAGAAGCAGAACCACTTGAACGAGATTCTGAACCAGTTCCAGGCAAAGGAGAGCACGGAGATCCCCGAAGATGTGATGAACGAAGTTATCTGCGAGTTGCGTAAGCGCCGCATTGACAATATCGCTCTCTTGACCGAGCAGAACATTCGCGAGATCTTGAAGAAGCTTGGACGGAACCGGTACTACGAGCACGCAGCTCATATTCTGTCGCGTTTGAATGGAAATCCGCCCCCGACGATCACCCCCGAGATCGAGGACAAGATCCGTGCGATGTTCCAGGAAGTCCAGGCCCCATATCTCCTCTACTGCCCCGACGAGCGTCGTAATTTCCTGTCGTATTCGTATATCATTTATAAATTCCTGGAGCTCTTGGAGCTGGATGAGTATAAGGTCCATTTCCCTCTGTTGAAGTCACGGGACCGGCTCATTCAGCACGATACGATTTGGAAGAAGATTTGCGAATACTTGCAATGGGAGTTTATTCAAAGCATTTGAGGGACTCGGGAATTTATTCAGAGTATTTAGACAATGGTAAGCCGGCGCAAACATAAAGTAAAACGCAGGGTTCGCACACGTAAGGCGGGACAAGTGCGTCAGTCTCTCCTGAATGACATCGTGCGTCTGAAGCCTGTTCAACTACCGCCTGGACAGACACCAGTGATCACAAAATCAGACTATGGGCTTATTTCAGAACATCACGATGTAGTGCCAGATGTTCCTCCATCGTATCCAACTCTCAGCGTCTCGTCGCAGGAAGATACTGTCAGCACCCCCGAAGCATCTCCGCTCCCTGCTCCCCGTCCTCGCGTAAAAGTTGTCCCCACATCACGGAAGGTCGTTCCCGCTGGACGCCGGGGCCGAGGCAGGCGCTATACACGCAAGATGTGATGTTCCAGAGTACCATCCATTCTTCCCGTTATGCACGTCCATAATAGATTTTAGAGCATACTCGTACGACTTTCCAACCGCCTCCAAGCTGTACTTCGATACTGCACGCTCACGAATATACATCCTATTAAACTTTCCGTCTAGTGCCATCTGGATCCCCAGACAGTAGTCGGCAAGTGTATGACAATGCAGCCCCGTCTTGAAGGGTTCCACCGTCTCCGTCTGCGCACCCCAATCGCCAGTCACTACCGGTGTCCCGCACAACTGAGCTTCTACAGCTACCCCGCAAAAAGGTTCAACCCACTGTGTCGGTGCCAGGAGAGCAGAGAGACTTCCAAGATAGTCCGATCGCTCGGCACCGTGGATAGGAGCCTTATACTTGATATTAGGGCACTTGAGATAGGGGGTAGGATCACCTTGTCCGCACAGAAAGAAGGTCACGTGCGGCATCCTCCTGGCAACTTCAACAATCAGATGACATCCCTTTCCTTCGTTGATTCGTCCAAAGAACCCAACTCCGTTTGGGATAGGATTCAGGGACAGCTTCCACTCAGAGACATCGAAATAGTTCGGGGCAATAAACCAGTAATTCTGCGGACTCCTGTTTTCTTTCGCAAGAGCTGTGTGCATCCACGTATGGCTCTCGAAGATACGATAGTTACGGTAGGAGTCAGGGTAACCGATCCCGCTCTCGACTGCTACCATATTGAGACCTTCTAGCGCAACATCGTGGGCACGTCCAAATGGTAGGCAGACAATATCAGTCTCTGGAGATCGGTAGTGTTTCGGAATGATTTCCCTCAGACGGAGATTGAACTCGCGGTACAGGGGAGTATCCCAGTTCCCCAGGTTTCCAATATACTGCGTAGGATCCTCCAGCCTTCGCACAACCTCATCATGAGGCACGTCGGGATGGAGTTTCTTGTACGACAAGACACGAAAGATATCCCACTCGTCACGCGTCATTAATTCAATGTCCCGATCAGCTCCTGAGTCAGATCCCTGTACGCCGTAATGAAACACTTCAAACCCACGCGCACGCATCATGGGAGCAAAGCGTTTGACCTTTCCGGTAAAAGCACAATGACTGAAGTCCGACGTGGTGACCGTATGCGGAATAGCCAGCATATGAAGACGAACAGTAGGTGGCATTACTGCTAATTGATGGCGTTGGTGTAAGCGCTTCAAGAACGAGCGCCAATGCGGGCTCACCCGTTCAAACGTACAGTTCTCCATGACGTAGTCATACTGCTCCTTCGCAAGGCTTATCATCTTTTCGGGATTAGAGGAAAGATCCTGAAGAATGCTAACAGCTTCTTCGAATGTATTAAACTTCGGTCCAGGGATATTCGCAAAGTTTCCTACACGCGTTCCAATCACTGGAACACCAGATACCACGGCTTCGTAGGGAGGAAGCGGACCACTTTCGGTCCAAGGTTCAGGACCACTGGTCACAACCAGTATATCTACCGTATGGTACCACTCCTTGACCTCATCAAACGTAAGCTTCGTAGCAAACGACAGAGGGATGCCCGATGCGTCCGAAATACTCTTCGCCATCTCTGGACGCTTGCGATATGTCTCTGCGCCGCACCATCCCATAGTCTTCAAAGTTCCGTCTCGCGGGACATAACGGAACTCCGATGGTTCCACTCCGTTGGGAGTCAGTCCGACATTGACGTGGGAGGGAACAAACTCCTTTAGCGTGGGGCTTGTGATCGTGTATAAATATGCATCTGAGAATCCAGGGCGAAAATCTGGATATCCATGAGCAATATACGCGATCTTGGACGCATACTTTCTGTGCAGCGCTTCCACATGATCATAGGCGCAAAACGTCGCCAAACAGATATCTGCATTCTGAATATACGTTTCCATCGTCTTCACTTCATAGGCGTACTTAAACTTGAACTCGTCGGTGAGATACTTTTCAATTCCGCGATGAACGCGTCCAATAGACCAAAAAGGATCATTGAACAGAAAGACATGAACGGGTTCGCTGCTGTGACGCACGATGGTATCATTTCCCCGATGAACGACGCGATATCCAAGCGTCTTGAGAAACTTTAGACATGCATCTACCTTTCCAGACGACTGAAGCTCGTTGGTTTCAAAGCGAATAGTTTTGGGTCTGACAGAGCAGTCGGCGAGAGAACCTAGGATCACAGTATCGTGTCCTTCCGTATCAATTTTCAAGTAATCGCACTCTGTGACATCGTTCTCTTCGAAAATCTGCCGAAGTGTTTTCACCTCCACGGATTTGCATTCAATCAGCGGACTATCACGACCCAGAAGTTCAATTGCCTTGGGATGTGGGGATCCCACACAGCTGCAACCGCGCATCCAGTCTGGAAGATTCTTTTCGGCGATTGTTTCGGGTGTCACATAATACACATCAAGAGTCCCTGGGTGATCAGATACTGCACAATTGATCTTTGTCACACCTAGTTTGTCTGGGAGCCGATCGAGGTAGAGCTTTACGGGTTCAATGGACAGACCCCGCTCATCCGTCGCTAATTGGAGTTGTGTATCAAAGTCTGATGTTCCAATCTCGATGAAATTGAACTTCATGAACTATATGGTAGGAAAACGGATGCTTAAACGCATCTACGTGTAGAATCCTAAGTAGTTTAAAATGAAGCCTCGTTTCTCAGCCTCTGAAGTTGCCGGTATCCTTGGCCGCAATCCATACAAATCCAAGAATGAAGTTCTCCTGAAGGTTCTATCGTCACTGCCAAAGTTCAAGACGCTCATC